CCATGAAACCGTTACCCATCATGTCACGCCTCCAAAGCCTTGCCGTAATCAACGAACTTAACGCCCGCGATCTCGTGGACCGCTTCGGGATTGACCTTCTCGACCTCATCCGCCATGAAGCCGATCTGCACCGGCCCTTCGCCAAAGTACCGGAAGGCATAGATCGGCAGGCCATTGTCCGACTTGCCGATTTGGCGGATGTCCGTTTTGGTGCGGCGATCTGACAGAACGCCCAGCATATTGAGGATGCCCAAGCCTGCCGTGGCACCGCCGACGATGGAATTGAAGGGCGACTGTTGGGGAAGGTCGGTCGTGCTCGACGTTGAGCCGCCGCCTGCGGCATTGAGTGCCGCCAGATAATCGACGGTGCGCTGCCAATCGGCATTGGAATTGTAGTTATAGCGTTCCTGATCCGAATTGATCAGGTTCTGCAACTGCTGTTCGCGGATCGAACCCACCGCACCCAACTGATTGATGTCGGTGTAATCCTGGTTCGCCAGTTCCGGCGCGAACATCATGCCCCGGATCATGTTGTCTCGTTCACGCCCGAAATTCTGGTAGGCCATGTTGCCAGCCATGTTCGACAGGGCTTCATTCAATCCAGTCGTGGCGCTGTTGATGGCGTCTTGATGCAGGCCGGAATTGGTGCGGCCCGAGGAAGCAAACTGCGAGGTGATGCCGGGCAGGACCGAATCGGTGAAGTTCCGCATCACCGGGGCAGCCGCCGCGTTGAAGGCGTTCTGCATGTAGGGGTTGCCCGCCATCAAATAGTCGCCGCGCATGGTCTGCGTCAACTGGTCCTGCGCTGCGGCGGTCAGGGGCGATCCCTGAAGGGCGCGGTTGGTCTGCCACTGCAATGCGCCTTCGGTTTCCGGCGCGAAAGGAGCAACGGTGTTGCCGGGGTAGTACGCAGGCGCACCCTGCCCGTAAAGCTGCTCAAGATTAGAATAGCCGCGTTCAAGATACGGCTTCAGCTTGTCCCAGGGTTCCGCAGTCGTGTTGGTCGTCTGCGTTCCGCCGCCGCCTTTGCCACCGCCCATTTACGCCTCCGCCAAGTCCTTGACGAGAATCGGCAACCCGGTTTCGGGATGCAGCCCTCGTTCTTCAAAGCCAAACCGCTTCCAGCCTCTACGCCCGCTGCCTTCCATGAACCGGCACTCGTGGTCTATCGCCCATGCCGTGAGCATCCGAAGCGCCGGTTCGATCCATTTCCGCATCGACCGCCCACCGATCCACGGCACCCGGCAGACCTTCACCGGGCTTGGGTCGTAGGTGATGATTTCGGTGATGATCGCGGCGGCTACAGTGTCCTTGTCCGTATCCCACGCGATCCACAATTGCCGCTCGCCCGATTGCAGTGACCAGAACAGGGACGCTGCCGAAGGTCCGTTGGAAAATCTGTCAATGGCCGGTTGCAGCCAGTTCCACGCCTCTACCCAGACATAGGCCACGTTCTGGCGCGTGACGCCTTCGAAGATCATCCCATTACCAGACACACATACCCCCGCGTAGAAGCCGAAGCCGACCGGGATGGATGTGTCAGCGTGAATGCCCCCGCCGTCCGCGTCGAAACATAGACGCCGGTCAAGTCCGTCGCCGACAGGTTGCCGGTTGCCATCAGTCCTACCCACACGTCTGGATGTGCGTCGATACATGAGACCGTCGTGCTGGTTGCATTGGCCTTGAGCGTGGCTGTGATTACCGAATTGACCTTGCCCCGCCGCAGGGAGTTGACCGCTTCCGCCACTTCGCGCGGGGTGCCGCCGCCTTGAGGAAGGACGCGATAGCCTTTTTCGTTCGCCATCAGCGCACCCCGTTGGGGTTGATCTCTAGATCGATGCCCTGCACCTGGCTGAACCCGCCTGTAACCGCCAGCCTGACGCGCTGGTAACGCCCGTTAGCCCTGAGCGGGCAGCGCCCGATGGCGTTGCGCGTCGATGCCGTGGTGTAGGCCACCGTGTCTGTCAGGGTTTCCCTCTGCCCGACGCTGACTTCGATGCTGCTGCTTGAGCCTTCGACCAGCGGCGCGGATGAGGTTATCCACGTCCTGCGGCCCGGGGTAAGCTGCGCCTCTCCGGTGATGAACTCGGCCTGCTTGTAGCTGCCGGTGTTGAACGAGATCAGCTTGTGCGTCGAATCAAACCCCGCCAGCAGCTTCAACCCACCCACCCACGCTCGGGAGTCCAGAGAATAGGGCAGGGCGTCGAGGCTGGAACTGATCGCGTCCAACCCCTCAAGCGTGTAACCATCGGTCAAACGGGAATAGATGAACTCAAGAACCTGATCCGCCGTCGCCCAGCGCCCGGTTGCCCAGTTGTAGATGATAAGCCGACTGCACAGGCCCGAGGTATTGCCGCGACCGGGATAGGAAACGATATAGAGCTTGTTGAACGGATCGATGGTCGAGGAAATGCGATAGAGATAGTTGCTGTCCAGATCGTCAAAGAACGAGCGGTCAACCTGCCCGTTGCCGATAGGCCGCACGCTCTGCCCGTCGCTGGTGAAAAACCCGGTATCAGACAGGAAGAACGTCACCCCACCAGAACGAGCGACCGAACCGGAGGCATAGCAGCCGATGGAACTCTCAACCTGGTCGAACTGGAACACCACCGGAGGACCGGCGTAGGTCATGCGCCAGACGGAGTTTTCCGTCAGCACCAGACCGAACTCCCCACCCACCACTTTCTGAACGCGGCTGTTGTCGCCAATCAAATCCTGATAGTCCGATTGCGTCGTTGGCGAACCATTCCAGTCCAGCGGATTGGAGATTGCCGACCACTGCACCCGATTGGGCGCGCCGACCATGTTCCCGCCGACAACGAAATCCCGCACCGTCGCAATGTGCGCCATCAACGGTGCGGAACCGGAGAGCGTGGCGAACCGTGTCGAACTGCCCAGCGACCAGATCTGGTTGACGTTGCCGCCGACCGCAATAACCGTGTCCTGAAACACGGCAAATTCCCACACGCCCTCGGTCCCAATGGCGTAATTCAATGCCGCACTGCCCGAGGCGGAGAACCGAGTCACGTCCGACCAAGACGCGGTGCCCAGCCTGTAGAGCTTGGTTTCCGTGCCGGCGAAATTCGTCACCGCTTCCGAAGTGTCCCGCGCGGCAAAGGCAGAACGGACCGCCGCCGCAAGGGCATCCGAAGCCGTTGCGGGTTCCGGAAACGGACCATAGCCCTTTTCGTAGGGGATGCAGTTGTTCGCCGTCAGCAAGCCGCCGTTGTCGAGTGACGGCTGATCGGGCGTTAGGTTGGTGAAGGCAACCCTGAGCATCAGCCGTATAGCTTCTGCCAGTCGGAATCAGTGCGAAGGTCAAGCGGACCAACGGCCGATTTGATGTCGGGACTGAACCACTGCGGATCGAGCGTCGCCATTCCCTGACCTGGCAGATAGGCATAGCCCTGCGTCATAAGCTGGCGGAACGGGTCATTGGGCGTATTACCGCCACCCGAGCCGCCGCCGCTTTGGGTTCCGACGGTCGGTCGCCAGCCGGTTGCCGTGCCGCCAGCCTGTCCCGCCTGCTGCATCTGCCAGCCCGGCAGGTTCAACATGCCGCCATAGGGCTGCGGGTTAGGCTGCTGCGCCGGTTGATAGCCGCCGGGCGCACCAAGGTTGAACTGCGGCATGGAGCGATGCCACGTATAGGCTGGCATCTGGAAGCCTGGATAGGACGCGCCGCCCTGCCCGCTCATCGGCGTTCCGCCCGGCAAGCCACCGGCACCACCGCTTTGCTGCTGTCCGCCCTGCTGAAACTGATTCAGGAAGCCGCCCAGCTTGCTTTGCAGTTGGGGGAACATGTTTGAGAACAGTTGCGCGAACTGCCCGCCGCCGCCGCTGCCTGAGAATCCACCCATGTCAGAACCAAGTCGGGCGCACTTTGCCCGATCCTCTTACGTTGGATTTTGCCTTGAGGTAGTCGAACGCTTCCCTTTCGCGCTGCTTGCACTTGGCGTAGTTGTCGGCGTCCATCACCACGTCCAAGTAAAGATTGGCCTTGGCGCGGTTGCGGATCAGTTCTTCCGCCTCGACAAACCATGCCGAAGTGTCGGTCCCGCTGCTGGGCGCGGTGAATTTCTCGGTGCCGCTCAGATAGATCGTATAGTCGGCATCGCTCATGCAGTCGTAGATGATGTTGCCGCCGAACAGCGCATATTCGGTCGGGCGCGCGGCGTGGGTTATGTCCTGCGTTTCCAGAAGATATTTCGCATCACGCGCCACAAGGTTAAGCTCGATGGCGGCTGACCGTACCAGCGTGATGTTGCTCAGGTGCAGGACATTGCTCGGCAGGGTCGTGGCATAGGTGCTGACGCTGATCGAAGCTGTAGAGCGGTATAGCCGATTGAACCAGAATTCCTCCGCCTCGTAAGCCTTGATGGCGTCCAAAATGGCGTACTGAATTTGCGACGTGAGATCGGAGCGGGCGATCTCGTCCGCAATGCGCGTCTGCATCGTCGCATAGGTGGTCATTGGGCAACCTTCGCCTTGCGGCCACGGCGAGGCTTCATGGTCTTGTCGTTAACCGAATTCGGTTTGTCGCTGGCCGAATTCGGTTTTGCCTCGCCAAAATGCTGGCGGAATATTTCGGCCATGCGCTCGGCGTTCTTCGACCGCCTGCGGCCTACGTTGGTGGGAAAGCCTGTCTGGTACATCAGTCAATGCCCTCGTAATGGTTTGCCAAGGCCAATTCCCGGTTCCAGACGCCCGCGTAAGGAACATGCTGGTATTCGGGAAACCACGGCCCGCCCTTGGTGTAGTGAACCGCCTTCGGATCGCCTTGGGTGACGCCCTCGATCCAGTTCCAGCGCGCGTCCAGATCGCCGATCTCGTCGTCCTTGAGCCAGCCGAAGCCGTGCAGCCACGAGCCAGGCTCGCGGTTGACCGCATCGACCGTCAGCAATTTGTTTGTCGGGTGGCCGCAATTCCACAGGATCAGGCTGGACCAGTTCTTGCGCTTGTAGGTGGACTGCAACATGCCGTCCATCTTCACCGCCTCTTTCGGCTGGTGAAGCTGCTGGCAGACCATTACCGCCTTTGAGTCATCCGCTGCCGCAAATATCTCCGCAACGTCCGCCATAAAGGCGAAATCGCAGTCAACGAACATTGCCCAGCCGGAATATTGCTTGAGCGCCGGGACGAGGAATCGAGTGAAGCTGAAGTCCGTCGAAAACGGCTTGCCATCCAGATCATCAATGCGCTGGCCCTCCACCTCATGCCATGTCCGACGAAAAAGCCCGCTGTGTTGCAGCGGGCCAATCTTCAACGGCTGAATGTGCAGCGGGCTATCCGATCTTCGGATCAGCGACCTTCGGCATACGCGATAGGCCTCATCCTCTCGGGCATCATACCCGATGAAGATGTCTAGGATTTGATCGGACGGCATATAAAGAGAAACTCCTTCCCGTTGTACCATTCGCTTTTCAGCGGCTCGAAATACTCGACCAGTTTCGTTGTCCACCAGCGCGAACCCTGCTGGATCAGGTGGGCATTCCTGCCATCGGCCAGCACCTTGCCCGCCGGGCCGGTATGGACCACCAGCAGCGCGATTTCCCTAGTCAGCCGCGCCAGATCGGCCAGCACGGCGTCGAGGCATTCCGGCTCGATGTGTTCCAGAACGTCGGTGCAGACCACCACATCGGCCGGCTGCGGCGGCGCATCCAGTCCTTCAATCGCCGGGTCGTAGCAAGCCACGTTGTAGGCAGGTCCGAGGGCCTTCTTGAGCGTCTGCTGCCCGCAGCCATAATCCAAGATCGACTTGCGGCCCGATTGGGATAGCTGGCGCACCGTTTCGGCCCAGTGGAAGCCGACGATTCCATATTGCCCGGTTGCGTGCAGCGCCTTCTGCTGCGCGAGATAGTCGTCAGTGATTAAGGTCACTTGCCACCCTTGCGATAACCTCCGACCATTTTTGGTCCTTGGCCTGCCGGTACATTTCGACCGAGCCGTAGAACGGATTCGGCCCCTTCAGCCCGTAGCGCCACGCCGCCGCGAAGGGCGTCAGGCACCATGTCTTGACGCCCATCGAGCCGCACAGATGCACGATGCTGGTGTTGATCGTGATAACCAGATCAAGCGCCTCGACCAGCCCCGCCGTTTCGTCGTAGCTGTCGATGGCGTCCTGCCAATGATGGATCGGCACACCCCAGGCCGCGCCCATCATCGCCGCCTCTTCCGCCGCCCATTTGTGATATTGCAGGCTAACCAGTGTCACCCCCGGCACACGCGCTATCGGCTCCCAGAGCGGCAGCGGAATCGATCTCAAGTCAGTGCGCGTGTATTTCGATCCCCCCACCCAGCTGATCCCAACCTTCTTGCCTGGCAGCTTGTCCAGTTCGCCCTTCCAATACGCGACCTTCTCGGGATCCGCCTTGATGTAGGGCACCTTTGGAAAGTCCGAATCCTTGGCGCGGAACCAGCGCCCTAGGCTTCCCATTGCAATCCGATAGTCGGGCGGGTCGTCCTTGATCCAGGTCGGCTCTTCCGCGCTTGTGGTGTAGATCGTGCAGTCGGGGAAGGAACGTTTGAATAGCTGTTCAAGTCTCTTGTCGCAGTCGATGATGACTCGGCCCGCCCTCGCCTGAAGGTCGGAGATCATCGAGGCGAACATCAGTTCATCGCCAATGCCCTGCTCGCCATAGACCACAACCGAAGCCTTGCGCGTTCGCTTGCTGGGAAACCATTCCGGCTTGCCGCCATAGTCCCGCAGCTTGCGATCCGCCGCTTTGCCCTGATCCGACCGGAACCCAGCCTTGTCGTAGGCATCGAAGCCTTCGACCCAGCGGCCCAATTCAAGATAGGCGATGCCCCGGTTCCACAGCGCGAAGCGGTGATCCGGCTCCAGCGCCAGTGCCCGGTCGCACAGGTCAACCGCCTTCTGCGGTTCGCCCATGTTCACATAGAGCGTCGCTTCGGCCACCAGCGCATCAGCCCGGTGTTCGTCGTTCTCCGCTCTTTGATATGCCTTGCGGAAGGCGGCTGCCGCCTCATCCGTCTTGTTGTCCGCTCGCAGGGCATTCCCGAGATTGTGGTAAGCCTCGAAGCGGTCATATCCCTTGTCGATGCCGGTCTGCAAAAGGAAAGCGGCGAAACCGCTCCACCCCTTCTGCGCCTGTATTGTGCCCAGCGCCTGAAACAACTCGGGCCGCTGCCCGAACGTCGAAAACAGGTTCTGAAAAATTCCTTCGGCCTTCGCCATATCGCCCTGCCGCATGCTGGCGATGGCGATCTCCATTTGCTGTTCGTAGACTTTTTGCGCTTCCAAAAGAAAAGGGAGGCCGGTTGCCCGACCTCCCCTCCTATCTGTGGGGCTAGGCCCCGTTGCAGATGTATTTCACGACCCAGGCAAACGAATTGGTCGTGGTGACCGACGCGCTCGCCGTGGTGATGGATGCCAGCAGAGTCGCATAGCGATTCTGCGCGTCATCCGAGACGCTCACCGTGTACGGCAGGGCCGTGGTGACGACGACAACGGAGCGAGCCGTTGCCGACGCCGTGGCCGAGCCGAACGTGGTGGTTGCGCCGCTGAAGCCGAGAGCGAAGTGGATATCGCCATCGGTCACGACGCCGTACTGCACGATGTCGGTGATGACCGCCCCGTGGGGAATCTTCACCAACTGGATCGAGTCGCTGGTCGTGGGCTTGGCCGTGGTCGCGTAAGAGGCGACACGGGTAACCGTTTCGCCGCCCTTCGCACCACGAGCCGAACCGCCGCCAGCAGGAACCGCGCTAGAATAGAAAGTAGCCATGTGTGATTACCTCCTATCAAACGGGGCTGGTGGCACGGGTGGAGATGACAATCGACCCGAAGTCCGACCCGTTGAAGCGGGTCTTCTTCATGCCGAAAATCGTCTGCCACGACACGCCGAAGCGACGCTGATAGTCGAAATATTCTTCGACCCAGTCGCCGCGCTCGGAGTAGCCCTTGCCGTAGGCCATCAAGCCAGCCTGCGCGCCGCAGAAGATGGCGCGGCGAACCGTAGTGGTTCCCGGTGCCAGCGGAACACGCCGGTTTTCATGGATGACCGTGTTGTTATAAACACCCAGAGCGCCCGTGAAGATCGGGTTCTCGTTGACTTCGCCGCCCATCATCGCGGCCTTCTGGATGTCGAGCCATCCACCCGTCGAGGTCGTGGTCCGCAGGGACCGCGCCTGGTCGGGGTGGATAAAGCACACGTAGTAGTCCTGGTTGCCGACCTTGATCGGACGAATCAGGGGCGACGTGCGCTTGGCGAGGTTCACCGCCACGTCAATCGAGGTCAGGCTGAACGTGTCAGCCGTGCCCGACGCCGACAGAGAGTTCTCCGTCGTGTGGTTGCCCAGCCCGCCGTAGATGATGCGCTGTGCATTGGTGTTGCCCGCCGAGGACGAAGACGGGTCCAGCGGCGAATTGAAGCCGTTGTAGACGCCTCGGGTCTCGGTTGAAACGCCAGCAAGCTGGTTGAAGAACATCGTATCGATGCGATTCGCATACCACTGCTGGAGCATCATTCGCGCATCTTCACGCAGGCGCATCGGAACGCGCTGCTTGTCGATACGCTCCTTGAGTTCCACCGCGTGCGCCAGTTCGTTGATATAGAGGCTGTCGCGGTAGTAGGTGAGGGCCTCTTCGTTGCCTTCCAACGAAGTGCCCTCGGAAACGCCGTCGCCGGTCAGATCGACCAGCAGCGGCACGTGGACGGTATCACCCGCGTCTTTCTGAGTTTCGGTCACGACCTGCAAGAGGCTGCCCGGATCGCTGCCCATGAACTGGGAAGCGTGCGTCTGGGACAGGGCCTCGTAGAAGGTCTTTTTGGACCAAAGCTCAGCAGCAAGCGGATGGCCGACCGGGAATTCGGTCGATGCCATTGCATTGACTCCTGTGAGATTGGGTTAAGAGACTTTGAGACACCCGGCATGACGCTGCCCGGCAGGCGACTCGGCATTTAACGTGTGCCGTCACGAATCGCTGCTATACCCCAGCGAGGGTTTACGCTTGACGCTTACCGGGAACCGCTGCGGAACAGCTTGTCCCAATTCTTGCCCTTGGTCTTGGCGATGAACTCTTCCGCCGGAAGGTTCACCAAGTCCCGTAATGTGGTGTTCGACGGGGCCTTGCCCGCCGCATTCGACAATGGCGACATCGCCTGTTGCCGCTTGTTCTGAAGCTCGACTTCCTCGCTTGCCGCCGCAGCGGGCGCTTCCGCCGCCTTGGGGGCATAACCGCGCAGCTTCGCCATTTCATAGACGGCCTGCGCGGGGTTCTTGCCCATCCGCAATTGGGTGGCGACGAATTGCAATTCGGTGTTCATCAGGTGGTTGCGCCGGGCGTTCGGATCGCCCATGCCCTGCATCGCCAGTTCCTGGTCGAGCTTGGTATACAGGTCGTTGTAGGCGTCCAGAAAATCCGGCGTTGCCGCCTTGAACTGGTCCGCCGCCGCCTTGTAGGTGTTCGCCAGCATCGCAACCTGCTGCTGCTGGGCCATGCCGTGCGTTTGCTGCTGGAATGTCTGCTCAAGCCGGGCGCGGGCTTCGCGCTCCTGTGCAAGCTGGTGTTCCAGATACCCCAGCGGATCGCTGTCGCGGTCGGGCACCTGCGGCTGGGGCTGCTGCGGCTGCTGGACCGTCTGCGCCTGCTTCTGGGATTCCTCCCAAGCCTGCTGAATGAGGGCCAGACGCTCGCTTGCCTTGGCGAACTCGATTTCCTTCTCGCGGGCGATGCGCTCGGCCTCTTTCCGCTTGCCGCGTTCGGCCTTTAGCGCGCGGAGATCGACCAGGGTTTCGGTTTCGCCGTCATCTTCATCGTCCCAGCCCTTGGCGGGCTTTTCCTCGGCCTTCGGTTCGGGCGCTGCGGTTTCGACCGCTGGGGCCTCTTCCTCAACCTCGGGCTTGGGCAGCTTGTCAGCCGGAATTTTGGCAACGGCCTGCTCTACCCAGTTCCCACTGGGTTTTTCAGTCTCGCTCATGTCTGTCCTTGAATGCGGGAAACGGCCCGCGCCGGATCGGGAGTTAGCTGTCCCGTGCAGCCTCACGCGCCTTCATCACGTTGCGGATATAGGCTTCCGCTTCGATCAGCACGTCCAGAACCTTGGTCTCTTTCGAGACCGCAAGTCTCATGTCCTCAACTTCGTCGCTCGTGACAATCACGCCGTTAGGCGTCCTGACAATGTGCAGCATCACGTCACCAGCAACAAAACGTCTTCGTCGTCGGCCTCAAGCTCGGCCTGCCACAGCATTTCCCGCACGGCGGCAATCTGCTTCAGCATCCGGTCGATGGCCTGCCGCGTCTGCAATTCCCTGTAGCCGTATTCGACCGCACGCAGTTCCGCTTCCAGCCGGGCGATGCGCTCGACCTCCTCGGCATCCAGTGCCGCCAGAACCCTCGGGGCGGCCTGTTCGCGATACTGCTCGACTTCCTTGGCGAGTTTCCTGTCCCGGCGCAGCTTGCGCGCCTTGGACCACTCAACCCACCAGTCGGTAAAGTCAGCCTTGCGCTTTTTCCATCCACCGCCGCCACCCGTGGCGACCACTTCGGCCACCACTTCCGCAGCGGTAATCACGGCATCCATGCTGGCCGTGGCCGTCATTGCCGCCTGAATGGCCGCGTCCATGCTGGCGGTGACGGTGCCGCCCGCCGCTGCCGTGGTGATCACAGCATCCAGCGAGGCCGTGACCGACCGCGCCGCCTGGATTGCCGCCGACAACTGCGCCGATACGCTGGCGTTGATCTGAATCGCCGCGTCCATTGCGGCTTCTGCCGTCTGCGCCTTCTGGACCACCGCATCGAGGGACGCGGTTTCCAACATCGTCTGTTGCAGGGCCGCATCCAGCCCCGCACTGGCCGTCTTTGCCGCTTGGATCGCTGCGTTCAGACCCGCTGACGCGGTGCCCGTTTTGCTCACGGCGGCGTTCATGCCTGCCGTTGCGGTGCCCGTTTTGCTCACGGCGGCGTTCATGCCTGCCGTTGCAGTGAAGGTCTTGCTGATCGCCGCGTTTAGGGACGCCTGCGCGGTCTGCGCCTTCTGTACCGCTGCATTGAGGCTGGCGGTCGCTGTGCCGGTTTTCTGGATTGCCGCGTTGAGCGAGGCGGTGATTGTGTAAGTCGTCGGCGCGTCGCCAAGTTGGAGGCCGGCAAAAGCGGCGTTCTTGATGTCTGACTGAGTTGTGCCGGATTCGGATCTGTAGCGAATCAACCATGTCGTACTGCTGGCCGTCAGGGTCGATATGGCTCCGTAGCCGTGATCATACCAGTCGGGCGTACCGTTCGATTCGCGCTCTGCCTCGACGCTGATTGCCGCGCCGCCGCGCGTGTAGTCGGTGTAGGCGCTGGTGGTCGTGCTCGCGTGACGCCGCGAACAGGCGAACAGTTGCAGGTAATCCGCTGCGACCGGCGTATCTGTCACCGACAGTTTGGTTTGCGCGCTTGTGCTGGTGGTGCTGGTCACCCCAAGGCTGTCGCCATAGATCACATCGGAGAATTGCGACAGATCGAGGGCAATCAACGATGTGTTGCGCGCTCGCGCCGTGGCAATGCCGTTGCTTTTAAATCGAACCTTGTAAGTCGTGCTGCTCGCCGGGCTGACCTTTACGATCTGCCACCACGGTGTATAGTTGGTCGTGTCCTGTAGATAGGCGTCGCCATTCACCGTGATCTGGCTCGTGCCGTTGTGAATCTCCCACTCGCAGCCCGAGTTGGTCGCGCTTTGGTTGATTTCCGAAGTGACGAGAAGCAGCCAATCTCCGGCCCCACAGGTCACACTTGCGCCAATATCCCCCATAGAACCGACGGCGCGCGTCTTCTCCGCCAGCGTCGTGCTGGTCAGGTCCGTACTCGCCAGTTCCAGCGCGATCAGGTATCCATCCTGACAGCCGGCCGTGCTGCCGCTGGCCTCGTGGCTGTATTCAACACTGAAGGTCTGCGAAGTCGGACTGGCCGATGCGGTGTATATCCATGCCGCCGCGACCTGAAAGTCGTCGGTAGTGTCCTGCGCTTCAAAGTTGAACGTGTTGAACGCCGTCGCCGCCGTGTCGTGATACAGTCGCGCCCGAACGTCTGCCGTCCTGCTGTCGTTGTCCAGCAGGCAGCCCCACAGCATCAGGTATTTCTTGTTTGCCGTGCCGGTGAAGGTCAGCGAGACCTGATCGCTGTAGCTGATCGTGGTGCTGGTGTTCCGCCCGACACCAGTCGAAGAATAGTAAACTCGCGCCATCAGAACGTCGCGGCCAGTGCAAACAGATCGTCAATCTCGCGCTCAGTCTTGCCCAACTGCGCGCCCATCGCCGCTACCATCGGATGCAACCGCTCAAACTGCGTCGCATATTCCCACTCGATGCGCGTGGCCCGGTCAGCGCCCTGCATTGCGCCATCGACCGTATCCAGCAGGCCCGATTGCAACAGCGCCAGCCGCAACTGCCGGGCAGCCACGACCTTCACCCGCGCCTGTTCGTATTCGATCTCCGCCCGCCGCGCCTCGACCTCGGCCAAGGTCGGCTTCGGCCCGGTGTAGTCCGCGCTCCAGACAATGCGGGACTGGAAGTCGGCGTCATCTGCAACCGGCATGTTGACCGCGCGGCACTGCGCGGCGGCACCCGGCCAGCCTTTCAGCAACAGATCGAACGAGGTCAGGGCCATTTCTTTTCCCGCGTCAGGCGCACGCCGTCAGGCGTGACGTAGCAGAACACGCCGTCCAACTCGCCCACCAGCCATGTCACTCGGTAATTGTCGGGCGAACCAAAGTTCTTGATCGCATGACGCATGAACGCCTGCCCGCCCTCCGCTACGTCCAGCGACGGCAGGCCATCAAATCTCGTCGTAGGCAATCGTCATTGTCTCCGAGGACAGAATGCCCGGCTGCACCGTGCTATCCACGGTCAGAACCATCATCAGGTAGTTCCCCACGTCGCCCGTGGCGCTGTAGGGACCGGCCCCAATCGTGAGGGGCGAACCGCTGGTGTAGGTGAATGCGCTGGTATAGGAGGCAATCGAGGTTTCTTCCGCCGGGGTGGTGTAGCTGGTGGTGGTTTTCCACGACAGGGAAACACCCGCGCTCCAGGCCTTCGCGCCGTCGGTATAGGCCACGATGTTGCTGATCTTGTCCGATGCGGGGGTATCCAGCTTGACGCGGATATATTTGATGTAGCTGTAATCCGTGCCAGCGCCGGGCACGACCATGGGATTGTTGGAATCAACCGTGGCGTTGTCGGCGTTCTTGAAACGGATGGTGCCCGAGGTCTTGTCGGTCGCGGTCTCGCCTGCGCCGTTTTTCTCGCGGATCAGAACTGTTGCGACCATTACTGCACCCCTATCGCTCGCCCGTCAGGGCCGCGCACGACCTGACGCATGACATCGCCCACCTGCACGCCCATTGCCTTGCCGTCAGGCCCGCGCACAATCGAACGCGGAGCCGACTGCATGGCCTTGTTCTCTTCCAGACTCCGCCCAATCGCCGCCATCTGCTGCTGGATGCCGTCCAAGGCACCACCAAGCCGCTGGTCAAGCATGGACATGGCCTGCGCCATCACCTGCCCGACCTCGGCCAGCGCGTTGGAGTGGTTAATCAGGTCTTTCTGCTCGGGCATCATCATCTGCTGGGCGTTCATGGCCCGCTCGTCTGCCCGGTCGATAAGCTCGATCTGCTTGACCTGAAGTTCCTGCTCCTTGATGCCCAATTCCTTGAGTTTCAAGGCTGCGTCGATCTCGAAATTCTTGCCCTGCATCAGCGTGGCCTGGGCGTCTGCCTCATCCTTCGACGCCTTGGCCGCTTCCTGCCGCAGCTTGATCTGTTGGGCCTGCTGCTGCATCGGGTCGGGCTTCTGGCCGATTTCCTTGATCTTCTCGACCAAGCCTTCGGGCAACGGCGTGTATTCCAGCAGCAATCCCACGACGGGCGGGGTGAGCTGGTCCTTCAGCACGGGGAGAAGGGCCTGCAACACGCCAAAGACGCGCTCTTTCTCGTTCGGGCTGGTCGCCGTCTGGTCAACGATCACGTCGTACTTCACAGCGTCGGGTTGGCGAACGAGCGGGATATACTGCTCCTGCCCCGATTCCTTGCCGACAATGCGGATCAACCGGCCGTCCGAGATGTAGTTGGTGATGAAGTGCAGCAGAACCCGCCCCGACATCTTGCGGAAGCGGCGCAGGCTGTCGAACAGCGGCGCAAGGATGGTGATTGCCGCCTGTTTACGCTGGTACTCGAGCACGCCGGCCTGCTGCCGGTCGGCCATGCCCATCATTTCCTGGTTGACGCCAGAGACCTCGCCGAAAGCCTGCAAGGCAAGCTGCAACAGGCGATCCAGTCCGGTCGGAAACTGCGCCATCGGCTTGGGCTGGATTGCGCCCTCTTTCAGCGCGCCGGGATTGACCCATGTCACAGCGTCGGAACTAGTCCAGCTAGCCTCAAATTCATGCACATCCGGCACGGCGGATTTTTCCGCCATAACCCCGCCCTTGGCCTGCGTGTTCAGCACGTGCATGGACTGCGACAGCCACTTGTTGGCCCACTCCTGCGGGTCTCTCAGGGCGCGCACAACGCCGTACCAGAGATTGCGATTGCGGTCGTACTTGCCTGTGATCGCGCAGTAGCTGAAATGCTCGGGATCGGGCGCGGGGCCTTCGCTCAGAATCTCGCCGCCAGCGACGAACACGCGACAGACCTTGGTCTTGCGGAACTTCGCCGCCTGCAAACGGTCCTTGCCGAACATCTTGAGCGACTGGCGGTAGATGTCCTCGTCTACTTCCTCGGTCACGCCGGTAAGCGGGTTAACGACCTTCCAGCCCGTCGCCGCTTCCTTGTATTGATATTCCCAAACCCGGATATCGCGCTGTGCAGGGCTGTCGCTCATGCGGTTCTGGTAGGCGATCCGCTCGGTAACGCCCGTCTGCGTGTCGGCCAAGCTCTCCTCAAAGCCCTTCAGCGCATCGGCGCTGATATCGGCATCGGGAAACTGGGCGCGGAACTGGTCCTTGGTGAGGAACTTCTCGCGCAGCACCCAGCGGGCATCGTCCAGATTGGGTTTGCGTGCCGTCGCGTCCCACGCCATCTCCAGCGGATCGACGCGCTCGATCGCAACGTCCGTATCGGGGTTTTGTTCGTCGGTCAGACGAACCTCGGCCCAGCCCATGCCGCAGATCACCGCGTCACGGAACGCTGTGCTTTCCTCGGTATCGGCGTCGGTCTCGTCACGCACCCATTCCGCCGCAGCAGTCAGGATTTCGTTCGGCCGCGCATCGCCCTGCGTGCGCGGAATGAACCGCACTTCCTGGCGGTTGTTGATCTCAAAGCCGACGATGGCATCAACCACGGGAGCCACGCGGTTGAACACAATGGCCGGGCGCTGCTGCTGGGCAAGCATGTCGAGGGCTTCAGCGTCCCACTGCTCGCCGCTGTAGAAGTCGTAGTCCTTGCGGGCTTCGTCGCGCCACGATTGCTGATGCTCGCGCGCTTCCTTCCAGCAAGCCTTGATCTTTTCAAGGAGGTCGTCGTCGCTGTCGTAGTCGTCAGCCATTACGCCTCCCTAGGCCGCCTGCCATGATCTGCCGAGATTCTTCTTCTTGCGCGAGTAGGCGCGGTACTTGTCCACGGCAACCGCCTTGTGATAGCCGCCCGCAAGCGTCAGCAAGAACGCATCGGCAAGGTCGGGGCTGTGAAGCCCGCGCTTTTTCATGTCGTCCTTGCTCTCAACGACGATCTTGCCCGAGCTGGTGAACGTGTATTTCGGGGCCGTAAGTTCTGCGATCAACGCCGGATCATCCGGCATCATCACGTCCTTGGCGTCGAACCACTCGCGGCCCTTGAACCAGAGTTCGTCGCGGAACCGCATGTATCGTTCGTTGGAAGAAGCAGCTTCACCCACGTTGATGCCACGGACAGGGAGGCCAAGCTCGCGCAGGCGATCCACAACGCCAGCACCAATGCCGATAACGTCCACCAGGATTTCGCCGGGCCGTTCGTCATAGGCTGTCTGGTCCCATTCCGATTTGATCCAGCCCGCCGTCTGCATCAGGTCAAACTGCCGCTTGAACTTGATCGACTCCAGCAGGCGATTGCACTGGCGCTTGGCTAGTGCTGTCCGGTCGTCGCCGAACCGGGCCACGTCCACTCCCCACACCGGGGCAAAGGTTTTGATGGGTTCGATCTTGCGGGTTAAGGCCGCCTCGACCAGAGACAGGCTGATAACCGCATCGTCCTCGGTGTCGGGAAATTCCCCCAGCACGCGCACCCGATAGGCGTTCGAGTCCTTACCGTATTTGGTTACGATGTCCTCGATATGCCCTCGGGCGTTGGGCACGTCTTCCGAGTTAACACGCTGGGTCCAGAACTTGGCCCTGAGCGTCGTGTGGCTGTCGTAGAAATATCCGCTAGTCCGAGTCGGGTTTCCCAGCATCAGCAGCTTGGCTCCAGGTGTGGACAGGGCACCCAACCCGATCTCGAACACGATGTCGGGAATGCCCGAGGCTTCCTCGATCCAGAAGAACAGGTTGTCTTCGTGAAACCCTTGCAAGGCTTCAGGATTGTCCTTGCTGGCCGTTCGGGCCGTGGCAAAGGCGCTGTCAGGAGCCGATTTGCGCCGGATGCGCTCGGCGTCGATTACAATCTGGTCCTTAAGCTCGGCAGGCAGGTATTGCGCCTGCTTGCGGATTTCAGGCCAAACGATGTCTCGAAGCTGGTCTTGAGAGTTGGCCGTGATCGGGATCTTGAACCGGGGTCGCGTGAACATGAACCAGAGGATCAGCCACGCGCCAAAGGTGGTCTTGCCTACGCCGTGACCCGCTCGAATGCTCAGGCGGTCATGCGTTCCAGCAGCCTCAAGGGCCTCTGCCTGCCATGGGTATGGGCTCAGGCCAAGAACGTCAGTGACGAATATCCGAGGGTTGTTCTTGCTCGCTATCAGCGCAAGCTGCCACGGCAGCCGCGATGCCGGCGCTGTCGAGGCGGTCGATGATTTCAATCAGGCGCTCCAGCGAATCCCCGGCGTTGACGTTGAGATTGTTTTCCTTGGGCAGCAGGCCGGCGACGACGCGCACGTAGGTCGAAGGGTCTTCGGCGCGCAGGCTGGTCAGAACGGACGGGCCATGCTGTCTCCAGTCGTCGTGCAGATCGCGCACGAAGGCATCGCAAAGCCCGTTGCGGTCGCCCTTTGGCCTGCCGCCAGGATTGCCCGACTGACCCTTTACGAAAGGCATTGCTGTCAAACCCTAAGCCATTGAAAGGCTTACTTGCCCTTCTTGGCAACGGCCATCTGGGGCTTCTTGCCGGTCGAGTAGGTGACGCTGCCGCCCTTGCCGGTGGCGTTGGAGGGCTTCTTGCCCATCGAATACTTGGTTGCCATGTCGGTCACTCCATTGGTTTGACGAAACGAATTGCCTTGATCTTGCGGGACCAGTTGAGTTCCAGCCGGTTGACGCGGCCATCCCTGAATCGCCAGCCTATCCAGGCATCCCACCAGCCGGGCAGGACACGATGAAAGCCATAGGTCAGCATAGGGTCCGGGAATCAAAACGCCCGCTCGGGAGGTTCCCTGCGGGCGCAATTCTAATCGTCGATATTGTGTATATAGGCACATCTGGCGCTTAATGTCAACCATTTGCATCCTTGGCGCTTAACCCAAGGCCCTTGAAAGCGATTGCCCGCATGTCGTTCAAATGCTTCCGTTGAGCCTCCATCACCGTCGCGCCATCCAGGGCAACAATGCCGAGGCGCGCGGCCTCATCCACAACGGACTGAAGAAACTGGCGCATTTGCCACTCATCCAATTCCATAGTTGGTTCAACAGCCACCCCTCGCTCGCGTGGCTCAATTGAAATCCGCGCCACCGATTCTTCCGTCACCAGCCAGAACCTATGCGTCAGCGTTTCCATCCGTCGCTCGACGTGCGCCTTCCATGTCGGGATTTTAATCATCATGCCAAGCTCCAATCATCCAAAGCCCCGCGCAAAAGCCCTATTGCCTCGCGGTCGAATTGCCGTTCCATCTTCAGCCATTCCACCACCACATGCGGGCGGATGTTCCGGCGGCGGATCAGGTCATTGCCCCATCGGACATACTGATCCCAGAGCCTTACGGCCTTCCTGCCCATGGAGCCCCTGCCCCGCTCGATTGGGGACAGATCAAGTGGCCGATAGCCCAGAACGCCCGTAATGACCTCGAACGCCTCCATGATCTCCCAAGCTGCCTCGTATTGCTGGGAATCGATGCGGAAGGTCACGTCCTTGGACTGGAATAGCCTGTTGACGATACACCCCCTCGCCTTGGCTAGAGTCTCAGGGGTGGCCGCTACCCGCTCCTCGGTGTTCACGATCAAGCGGAACTTTCGTTTGGGCTTTCTCAAATGTTTTTACTCCTCGGAGGGTGGGGGCGCTGGCTGAACAATATTCGCCGGTACGCACGCAATTTCGTCGTACCATGTTCTCCCGTCCCAATAGGCTCTCCGAAAAACGACTGGTTCGTTGAGATACCAATTCACCCAGTACCAGCCAGGCACTACTGGATCCTCGGCTAGTAGGCCAGCGCGGACGAGCAACCACGCCAATCTGGACACGTCTCCGCCCGTGTCTCCACCAACGCGGCCCGCTTCCTCTGTCCAGTAGACAGACGAAACAAATGGCCTCAGCGCCTCTACCACCTGCTGCTTTGTCGGCTTGCTGGTCATGGGACGGCCTCGTAGGTTTCAGCGAAGATGTCGGGCTTGCACGGGTAGAACTCGCCCTTCACACCCTTGATAATCCAATCTCCCGGTGACGCCTCCATCTCTCCCTCAAGCGTGGGGATCATCAGAAACCAGAGGCACCGCAGCGGCTCGTCTGGGAACACCTTCTGCTTGATCCAGATGCCGCCGCTCTCGTCCCGCCTGAACAGCGGCTTTTCCCAGCCACCTTGCGCCCAATCCACAATTGCGTTGGCGTTCTTGCCGTCCCATTGCATCG